AGAACAGCATATCAGCATTAGCCGCGCATCAGACTTAGTTAGCGAGCTTTTATCGGTAAGTGCATGCCGAATTCCGTCGGAGTCATTTGTATACCCGTACAGCGAAGAAAATGCTACTTTCAACGCGGGATGCAAGGCTCTTTGGGCTTCCATCTTCTTCAGAAGTTGCCCAAGCGTGGCTTTCTCACCGACAAGCTCAATTGCTAATGACTCCACGGCGCTAATACTTTCTTTAATAGAATTCCGAAGATCTGGTTGTTTTCGGTCAGCATACAGTTCAATAGCGCGCTCCAAATGCGTTCTCGCCCCGCCATAAGCCGCGCTCGAAACCAATGCCTGCTCTACTTCTTCAACCTCACTTTCAGATGTGATCTCTATAATTTTCAAATCAACAAATCTATACGCGGCATTTTCAACCGTTAATACGTGATTCACTGCAGCGGCTAATTCTTGAGCTTCGCCTTCGCCGACCGTTTCAACAATAAACTCTACGAAGTCATATACCTCATACCATTGCGCACTATAGAAGTATGCGCGCACTATTTCTTGATACCTGTCCCAAAACATAGGTCGTTTATCAAGAGGGCTTTTCAAATAAAAAACCCAAATCTGATCTGCTAAAGCTGCAATATTAGATCCATCTATTTGATTGTAGGCACCGCGTGGGCATTGGTATTTATTAAACTGAAATATCAAGATCATATTCCACAGACTGTTCAGCAGGTCAACATCCATAGATTCCCACTGGGCTATCTTTGTACCTTGTTTATATCCATTTCTTTGTGAAAATCGCATAAATCACTCAGCGGCTGGTTTGAGATCTAGAGTGTATGCGGTGTTAAAGATCCTTCCAGCGAAGATTCATTTGAGAGCCTGAAAGCGCTACGCTGGTGACTCGCTCGCCGTTGTTGATCGTTGCACCTGGTCGCAACCCAGGAAGGGCAGCGACCATCGCGCTCTGGTTGCCCTGGTAGCCGTCGAACAGCTCCGTGGGGATTTGCAGCGGCGCACGGGCGCCGAAAAAACTGTCGGCCCAACTGCCGGCGAACACTTCACCGTTGCCCAGCTGGTGCCAGGTGAAGTCGGGAATGCTGAACACTCGGGGCAAACTGTCCATAGCCTGGTAACCGGCAGCGAGGCTGTAGAAATACGGCGCCTTCACGCTGGCATAAGGCCGATCCGGTATACGAAAGCGCAGCCCGGTTTGTTCGCTGACCTCGGCAAGCACGGCGCGCAGATCCACATGACGCAGGTTCAAAGGCAACGGGTTGGCCAGCACGGCGGCCAGCTCACGGCAGAACAGCACCTGTTCGACCGAGTTGACGGCCGTGCAGCGCTCGACGTAGCCGATAAAGTGCCGTTGCAGCGTGCCTTCGTTGTAGCCGATATCCAGCGTTACCAGTCCTTTCAGCGGCACAGGGGATTGAACTGTGAAGTTCGCCCGGCCGGGGCTTGTAGCGTCCAGCCTGACGTCCTCCTTAATGAGAGCGATCGGGGCGCCGTTGATGGAAAGTATCTTGTGCAGTTTCACGTCTGCTCACTCCCGCCCAGCCACTTATCCACACGTCCCAGCACTTTTTCAAAGCCGCTCAGCGCGGGGTTGTCGCTGGTTGCGTCGCCGGCGCCGCCTTCGCCGACCGGACTACCCGGGGCGCCTTGAGCGTCTACCTTGTTGCCAGCGCGCCGGCCTTCGACTTTCTCCGGGTTCGATTCGCGTTCGCTCAGCGTGAATTGCACAAGCCAGGCTTTCAGGGTGTCGGCTTCCCGCGCACTGACGCCGTCGGAGAACTCCACCTGACGCACGCCGAAGGTTTCGGCCGTGTCGTTCACGATCCGATACAGATGCAACTGACCGCCGCCGGCGGTGGCCTCAGCCATGCGCAACAGATCCGTGAGTTGGGTTTTATCCACAAAGGGAATCATCAGCGAGACCGCCAGCGTCTTGGGCTTGAAGCCCTTATGGGCCTTGTCGGTGTTGCTGGTCTGGCCGGACATATCGCCACTTTCGATTCGCAGGTTGGCCGTGACTTTGAGATTCTTACCCTGGACTTTTTGCCCGTCGAGTAGCAGCGTCATAGGCCCACCAGTTCCCGCACAAAGCTCAGTCCCTCTTTGCTGCCGACCAACAAAACCCCGGCACACTGAACCCATTCGTGGCCCGGGGCATCGCCGGCCAACAGTTCGCGGCGTAATTCGCCGCCAGTGCCTGGGCCGATCATCCGCGCGCGCATGCTGACGTCAGGGTTGCCACCGGCCAGCAGGTCTTTCAGGTCAGCCAATTGTTTATCTCGCCCCTGCTGCTGGGCGCTCTTGCGAGCTGCCAGCGCTGCCAGATCGGCCAACGGCGAGCTGTCAGCGGCGTAGCCTTCCAGCACGGCTATCTGCCCCGCCATCGACTGTTTGGCAGCTTTGACCACCGTGCAACGCTCCAGCGGCAAACCCTGCCAGCGTGGCAAAGTACCGGCGCCGGGGATCTCCCACTTTTCGCTCTCCAGTTTCACCAGGTGTTGCGCCCGGCGCTCGGTGCGCACCAGGTCAGGGATCGGCAGCAGTGCATTGAATCGCGCCAAGCTGCTGGCCAACTGTTCCAGGCGCGTGCCCAGGAACAGGATCGACAACGCGTATTGCGGCCCAGTCGGACGCCCGCTGTCGCTGGCGTCTTCCAGTTTCTTGGCGAGATGCTCCAGCGCGTTGGGCGCGGACAGAAAGCGCTGATAGCCGGCGCCCTGGCCAACGCCGCTTTGAAATGGCGTCACGACCAGGCAAGCCGGCACCTGGCCCAACTGCTCGGCAAGCGCTGCGCGGCCGGCGACGATCGCGCTTTTGGCTGCATCACCGACCGGCCCCGGGTTGGTGTTGGCCAGTCCACTCAGGCCAGCCAGGCGCTGGGCGGTGCTGGCCAGTTCGCCACCGGCCAGATCCTTGGCCGCTGACAGCCCGGCCATCCACTGCGTGGCCTGCTCCGGCCAGCGCATTGTCACCGGTGCCCAGGTCATGCCGGCGGCGTCCAAGTGATGGCTTTCATTGCCTTCAGATTTTTGTCTTTCTGAGCCTTCGCCACAGCTTGGCGCAGTGTTTCCGCGTGCTGCTGCGCCGCTTGCCGGAAGCGCACCAGGTCAAGGCTGACTTTCTGCAATTGTTCGATGGTGTGAGGCCGGAAAGTCATTACCTGATGAGCGTCATAACATGGGTAAACATCGTCCATGCCCAGCAGCACTTGGCCATTCAAGTTCACCTGGTCATCGATCGTGCTGCCGTAACGGTATGGCTCACCCAAGGCGCTGGAGCTAAAACCGCCGGCGATGTACGACGCGCAGTCGTTGGCGATCGCTTGCAGTTTTTTGTCCCGGAGGGCAGCCAGCACGGCTTCGATGTCATCGACCCATTCGCCGTCCTTCCAGACTTGGTTCGGCCCGGGCTTCTTCATGGTGAAACCCGCCGGCATCGCTTCGAAACCTTCCAGTGTTCGCGGCTCGCCGGTGTCGGTGCTGTACACCACAACGCCGCCGAAGTAATCCACCAACTGCCACGCCCGACCGTTCCACCATGCGGCTTTGTGTTCCGGGATCGCGGGTGGCGCCGCTTCGACGCATCCACCAGGAATCAGGTAAACGCCGGGTTCCAGAGGTGATTCATCAGCGGTTACAGCACCAATGAAAATGCCAAGGTGGTCGGTCTGATAAACGAGTTTTTCAGTCATGATCGATCTCAATACTTGATGCAGTAGAAAAGGGCCAAGTTTCGAGGCCGGGTTTCGGTGCCACCGGCGGCGGCTACGGTCACGCCGTGGCTATGATTACCCGCCCAGCCCACGCCAACGTTGTGCGCATGCTGGCCAGCGGCGCCAATGCCGACGTTGTGTGCGTGGTTGCCTTGGTAGTCGGTGCGCATCGGCTGGTTATCGGCGTTTTTCCCGCCGGGCATCTCAAGGTCAACGATGTTGCCGCCGCCTGTTGGATAACCGATTGAAATGCCTTGGCCTGTGGCCGCGATTCGCCAGCCGTGATCGTGGTTGCCCTGCGCATCTGTCCAAGCGCTGTGGACGTGGTTACCTTGCGCATCCGTCCAGGCCGTGTGCACGTGGTCGCCGCCAGCAGCAGCCGAGGCAGCGTGCGCGTGAGAATGAAGCTGCATGTCCTGATAAACGCCGAACGCTCGGCCAGGATCCAGCCCCCGTCCGTCGTCCCAGCCGCGAGGGAACAAGCCACGCATGTCGGGCAAATTGAACGTGGTTGAACCGTCGCCGGCGCCGTAGTGGGTCCCGAGCCAGGCAAAGAGCTGTGCGAACGTGGTACGGGAGACCGCCGCGCCGTTGCACTTCAGCCATCCCGTCGGGGCAGCTGTCATTGCAAACGCTGCCACCATGCCGGTCATCGAATCACCGACTTGTTTTTGCAGCTTGTTCAGGGCGGCCGTCGATGCCACGATCTGACTGCTGTTGGTTGCTGGATCGTCGCTGATTGCGTTGGGCAAGTTGCCCAGTCCCACGTCTGCTTTGGTGGTTGCTCGGGCGCGCAACTCCGCGTAATCCCCTTTACGCGCCGCCAGATGCTTAATGAGTGCGCCGGCGATCGGCTCAGGCTCGCGCGCGTCATAAATTTCCGTCGGAGATGCGTAATAGGCGATCGGCACGCAGTAATGGCGAACACCCGCAGCGTCGGTGTAGTCACCTTGCTGTCCGAAAATCACTTTCCACGTCGCGACCCGATCGTTTAATTGCCGCTCCAGGCAAACGTCGAGTGTCACCGTTCCAACGGCAACGCCCGATAACGGCACAGGCTTTTCCATGAATACCCGGATGCCTTCGATGTAAGCAGTGCCGGCACCCAACTGGAAACCGTTTTCGCCCTTCCCGAATGCCAAGGAGTTACCGAAAAAGCAGGCGCGCCCGTACACCTCACGGTTACTCAGGCGCTCTCGCTCATCGATGCCAGCAAGGCGCACCGTAAAGTCATGCTGCCAGGTGCTGGCATCGATCTTTACGCCGGTCAGTTTCATGGCGCCGTCGAAGGCCACCAGAAAATTGCGGGTGACGTTGTTGCCGATCTGCTCCGGCGGAATGTTCCTGCGCTTCTGTTGCAGTGGCACCGACGACGCGGCGAACAAGATGCCGTCGGCGTCCTCGAGGCCGACCCAGTTAAAGTCCCAGTCGCCAACGTCAGACCCCAACTGCGCGCTGTACACCACCTGGTTCGGATTCACGAAACCCGCGTTCTTTTCCGGAATGGTGTAGACGTGAACAATCTGCGCAGCCGGTGGCTTGCCGGCAGCGC